TAATGCCTCTACTAAAGATGTAAGCAATTGAATACCTACTTCTATGATTTGAGGTATCGCACCTAAGATAAAGTCAACGATTGCTAAAATGATAGTTGGCAAAGCCTCAATCAAGATTGGTAATGCTTCTAGTATTCCTTGAACCAAACCTTCGATGATCTGTAATGCAGCATCCAGTATCAAAGGCATATTTTGAATTAATGTTTCGACTAACTGGATGACAACCTTTACAACGGCAGGAATTAACTGAGGCAGAGCTTTTGCTAAGCCTTGAGCCAAAGTAACTATAACCTGAATAGCAGCTTGTAGTATTTGAGGTAGATTAGCGAGTATTGTTTTAACAAGTGTCGTTACAATTTGAATGGCACCCTGTGTTAGTTTTGGTAAAGCCTTAAGTATTGCATTTAAGAATGTTTGAATTAGCTTATTAGCGCATTCGATTAATACATCTAAGTTGTCAACAATTGCATCGCCAATTCCAATAACTGCAGCCGCAATCATATCTAACAACTGCGGAATGTACTTCATTACAGCATTGATTGCTTTAGGTAATATCTCACCTATTACATCAGTAATCTTTGAAATATCACCATTTGCATCTTGAACACCTTTAGTGAACTCAGAAAGCAAGCCAACCCCATCCGATGCTAAATCTGTAAGAATTGGAAGCAATACTGTACCTAATGCATTTTTAAGAGCTGTTGCACCATTATTTAAAAGTTGTAACTGATCATCTAGATTTCCATAGGCTGCAAGCAAATCATCAGATAAAACGTATCCTACTTCTCTTGCCTGCTTACCTAACTCTTCCATCTTATCTGCACCAGCTTCAATAAGTGGATTTAACTCTTGAGCTGACTTACCTAAGATAGTCATTGCCAAAGCATCACGCTCGGTTTCATTTTCCATAGCACCAAGAGCGGCTATGATCTCCCAATAAACCTCATCGCTATCTCTTAAGGTTCCATCCGCATTCATGATTTCAACGCCTAGTTTTTCATAGGCTTCAACCATAGATTTAGATCCGCCTTGAGCTGATTTCATCGATTTTATTTGCTTTGCCATTGAACCAGTCAAAGTATCAACAGACACGTCTACAAGTTCAGCAGCATACATATATTCCTGAAGCTTATCAGTAGCAATTCCAGTGACCTGTGATTGAGTTAAGACGTTGTCTGCGTATTCTGCTCCTTGCTTTGTGAAATCAATAAGCTTATTACCTATTGCCACAATAGTTGCGCCAACTGCTGCCATAGCAGCTGCCATTCCTGCAGCAACACCTTTTACAACTCCGCCTAATGCTTGAAACTTCTTAGATGAATCTTCTGATTGCTTGCCTGCATCCTCAACTTCATCACCAAACTTATCAGCACTCTTTTCAGCGTCTTTAAATTCACCTGAAGCATTGTCTAATTGCTTATTGTTATTTTGGAGTTCACGCTCCATTTTATTAAGTTCAGCTTCTGCCTCATTTAACTTTATTTGCCAAGCTTGAGTTCTTTTATCAGTTTCACCAAATGATGTAGATGCATTATTTAAAGCGTTTCTTAATGTTTCTATCTTGCTTTTTTGAGCATCAATCGATTTTTCTAATACTTCGTTTCTTGCAGTTAATGCTTGAACGGAGTTGTCATTTTTATCGAATTGAGACTCGACAAGTTTCATCTCGCTACCTAGAACCTTGAAGGAGTTATTGATTTCAGCAAGAGCTGATTTGAACTCTTTTTCACCTTCAAGGCCTATCTTCAATCCAAAATTCTCTGCCATAATCAATTTCCTCCTTTCTAAATTCCGTCAGGTATTATGTCGTCAATAAAGACTTCAACTTTTGGTTTCGAGATACCTTCAAATTGTTTGTGGCATTCCCATAGATCCAAAAGCAAGCCAAAAGGCATGAACCACACCTCATCCTGTGTTAGATGAAGATGGGCTAAGCCGTAATACAAAAGACGAGTAAACAACTCTTCGTCGCTTACTCGCCCACTGCGTTTTTTGTTTCTTCACTCACAATGTTTCTTTTAACGCCTTTATATAAGGCTTCAGTAATTGCATCCTTAAAGTTTGCTAAATCTTGTGGTGTAGTTAGAATCTCAACTTCATCCTCAGTCAAGAGCTCTTTCTTATCGTTTGGATTCTTGTAGTTATGAATTAAGATTGGCTGATTTGCTAATGTAACGATTAACCATACAATCTCACCAATTGCTCCTTCATAATCTTTGTTAGTTAAAAGCTTGTCGCCAAGTTTCTCTAGCCCACCATACTTTTTAGCAATTTCCTTAGTTGCTTTAGTTGTAAGCAAAAGTTCATATTCTTTATCACCAATCTTGATGATTGCACTTCTTTCGTTAGCCATTAGTTGTTACCTCCATTATTGTTTTGAGCATATGAAGGCTCATAAACTGCGTCATACCAGGCATTAATAATTGCTGTGTTTGACTCGTTTTCAGTAACTTCTGCTTTCCAAAGATGTTTATTTGCACCATCAACCTTATTTCTTTGAAGAATAGTACCTTCAATTGTTGGAGTTGAGAATGTAATTGAGTCGCCTTTTGTAGCAAGGTTAGTGGCAGGGACACCAAATAAGACGCGGTATAACCAATAATACTTATATTTGCCATTTGATTTCTTTGCCCTAAAGCCAATAGCTACATAGTTAGACACGTCTTCACCACTTGAAATTAATACACCATTTGCATCGACTCTAGCACCAACTAAAGCAGCTGCAGCATCGTTACCAATTTCATCTACACCTAAAGAAAGTGTGCCTGATTTGAATTCCTTTACTGCTTCAGCTTGACCATCATCAGCAAATAAAGTGGCTTCATTTAGTTCAATTGAAAGATCAGCAGAGATCGCTTTTGCAAGTTGAACTGGAGTGCCATATGTTTCGTTCCCATTACTATCTTCAGTAATTGGAGCATAATAAAGTTTATCTAATCCTATAGTTGCCATAGATTTAATCCTCCTCTTGTTCTATTTCATAGGTTTTGGCTACGTCTATTGTGTACTGATAGTAGCCTGTATCAGTGTCATAACCTCCGTACCTTCTCTCGGTTATGCAAAAGAAATGAGCAATCAATCTGCCAGAGATTTTATTCTTAAGCCTGATATAATTGCCCTTTGTGTAAATTGTTATTCGAACTTCCTGCTTATCCAACTGCGGCTCATCGTCTGCGTTTAGAGGATAGGTATCGACTAAAGGCACCAACACTATGTATTCGCTTGGAGCTTCTTTGCTAAATACTCCCGTTTCAATTGGAATATTAAGACTTTTTAGAAGTTCTTTCACTTCAGATAATATGTTCATAGTTTCTTAATCTCCTCCTCTATTTTTCTAGCCATCGTCTCCTCGCATTCTTTCTTTGATGAGCTTTTGGCATTCTTTAAAAATGGCTTTGCAGTCTGCCCATGTTTGCCGTATTCGATAATGTTTGCGACCATTGCATTAGCAGAACCATCTGATCTATATTCATCAAAGCCAACCTTAATGTTATAGTTTCCGTTCCTATCAAGAAGAACTGGAGACAGACCTAACGCATTCACCAATTGCCCTGTGGATGGACCTTTAACCATAGACTCTAGGTTAGACTTCGTTTTCCTTAGGACAACATTTCCTCCTGCAGTAAGTGCGGATTCTGCAATCTTATCCATGTTATCCCCAACTCTAGATAGTTTCTTAAGCAAGTCTTCAGGTAATTTTGCAGTACACTTAGCCATTTGATGCCTCCACCCTTTTTGCTAGGATTTCAAGATACATCCCTCTGCCCTTTACATTTTCTACCGATATGATGTTGTATCTAATATCATCAATTTCAACGTAGTGTTTTGTAGTTATGACAAGACCAGGAATTTTCCTTAGTTTGAAGAGTTCTGTTGCCTCGCTGAAAGCCGCTAAATTGGCCCAACGTTCGCTTCCATGCCTTCCTTCAACAAACACTCGAACCTCCGCTAAAACCGCGACATTTTCAAAGCTAAAGCCCTCAGAATCGATTTCACGTGTTATTGATATGATCTTTGCTTTTTTATTCATCAAACCAATTCCCATACGCTACACCTTCCATTCTCTATCCAAGAGCAAGAGCCTATTTGCAGTTTTATAAGTTTGTTCGCTGGCATTGGTGTTATCAGCAAAAAAGCCACCAGTTGAACCATCACGTGATTCATAAAAGTGGCTTGATAGCATGATTACTGCTTGTTTGGTTCTTTCACTCATTTCATGGGTTTTATAATACCCTTCTTCCAAATGCTGGTACCCTTCTGCATAAGAAATGGCGGCAGAGATGAAAGAAACAATAAGACTGTCATCGTCGTTGAAAGTTATGATTAGATTCAATTTCACCTGTTCCAATAAATCATTTGCAGTCATCCCTGCCACCTCCTAATTAGTTACCTGAACCACTAGTAGTTCCAGATTTTTGCTGTAAGACTTTAATAGCTTCTGGAAGCACTAACTTACCATCTACTCTTTGAGTAGCAACAAAGCCAGTTTGATCAGTTGCAGCATAAAGTTCATTTAATTTCTTGAAGATACGGCCTTGTCTATCTGCAATCCAGTAATAAGAGAAATCACCAAAGGCGATAGTCTTAGCACCAGCAGCAATAGCAGGAACGTAACTAGATGTATAAACTGGTCTTCCTAAAATGGTATCAGGAGTTCCAGCAGTTAACGCAGGTTGCCATAAATAGTTATCGTTCTTATCTTTAAGTTTTCTGATTGCCTTAACCGTAGAATCGTTAAGAACCCATACAGCTTTCTTTCTGTAAGGTGCCTTTAAAGAATAGAATAAATCGATAATTTCATCGGCAGTAATTGCAGTTGCACTTGCAGCAGTTACACCAACTTGAGCACCACCAGTTGCATTAAAGATACCAGTAGGCTTGCCAGTACCATTACCAGTGAAGAATGTTTCCTCTTCTTTAGTACCGATTCGTCTACCGAATTCTTTAGAAATATAGGCTTCAAGATTGAACGCACTATCATTTAAAAGTTCATTGGAAACTTTAATCAAAGTACCAAGCTTATATGCACCAATAGAAACTTGAGAGAATGCATCATCACTATCAGTGATAGTTCCTTCTTCATCAACCCAAGAAGCACTACCCTTAGAAGCAACAACAGGAATCTTACGATCACCGCTTGAAGTGTTGATAACATGAGCAAGCTTTCTAAAGATATTTTCTTCTTCCAAAGC